CGACAAGGCCACCCACGCCGTGGCGCGCAAGCACGGGGCGATCTGCGTCCAGACGGACCTTTTCCACAAGAACGGAAGGCGCTTCAATAAAGGTGCGGCGCTGAACGCGGCTCTCGCCCGCTGCCAGTATTACGGCTGGCGGCTCCATATCGACGCCGACATCGTGCTCCCGGACAACTTCCGGCGTGTGCTTTTCAATCATACCCACCTTGAAAAGTCCTGCCTCTATGGAATGGATCGCGTCGATGTGGTAGGGCGGGAATGTTTCCACGAACTCCGCAGGCGGCTTGTCGGCCAACCCCAGGCGCAATGGGGCTGCTTCATCCATCCGCAGCACGACGCTCCCATTTCGCCGCGCTATATGGACAACCTGCGCGGATATGTGCCGATTGGTTTCTTCCAGCTTTGGCATGCCGCCGCCGACAAGACCTATCCGCACTCGCTCGGGAGTGCCGCGCACGATGACGTGATGTTCGCTGAACAATGGGCTGCTCAGCACCGTCGGCTTCTTCCGACCGGAGTTTGCTACCACCTGTGCGCTCGGAAACCTTCGCTGGGTGAGAACTGGGATGGCAAGCGACGCCAGCCGCGTTTCTGAAAATTTGAAAGTGCGATGCGCAAGCAAAACAAAGCCCTGCGGGTATTGACCTACCCGCTGATCGCAGACAGGTGAATAGCCGGGGCGGCTGCACTTTCCTTTCCTCCCGCTTGGTTGACATGACGTCCCCGGCATGACCCTTGCCGAAACGCTGCTTCTCAAACAACCCTGGCTGATCGCCCCCGACTCACTTCGGGCCATGTCGGCGGTCGCCCAGGCTTTCCTCGCCAACCCCGTTCAATTGCCGCAGCGCGGCCAATCTTCCCTCCTGAGTGTCGAGGGTGGCGTGGGCGTCGTCGCCATGTCCGGGCCGATGATCCGCAACCCCGATCTCCTCTCGCAGATTCTTTTCAACGCCACCGACACTGAGGAAATCACCGCTGCCGTCCGCGAAGCAGCCAACCGGCCTGACATAGAGGCTGTGTTCCTGGATATTGATTCGCCCGGCGGCACTGTGACCGGCACGCCGGAGTTGGCGCAGGCCGTGGCTGATGCGGGAAAGCAAAAGCCCGTCTATGCATTCTCGTCCGGGCTGATGTGTTCGGCCGCTTATTGGGTGGCTAGTCAGGCACAGGCCGTTTACGTCACCCCGAGCGCGCGGGTCGGCTCCATCGGCGTCATTCAGCCAGTCATCGATGATTCCGAAGCGTTCAAAAACGCAGGCTTAAAAGTCGAAGTATTCGCCGCTGGAAAGTTCAAGAGCATCGGCATGCCCGGTGTGCCGCTCACCGATCCGCAGCGGGAATGTATCCAGTCGAACATTGCGGAGACGGCGGCTGATTTCCATGCGGCTGTGCTCGCCCGTGGACGGAAGATCCCAGCGGAGGCAATGGAAGGCCAGGATTTCTCGGGCAAGCAGGCCCAGCGGATGAACCTCGCTGGCGTAGTCCAGGACCGCTCAGAAGCAATGCAGCGGCTCCGGTCCTACCACGTCTCGTTTGCGGGGCAGGCGCGCCGAGTTGACACCGCACTACTGGCAATGAAACCCATCGAGGATCAATTGCAGGAAGCCCTGGCACGCATCCAGGCGCTTGAAACCGACGCGCAGGCCAGCGCCAATCTACTCACCGAAGCGTCGGCACAGACCGAGGCTATTCGCAAACAGCTTACCGAGGCTTCGGCGCAAACCGAGGCCATCCGCGGTCAGCTTACCGAGACTTCGGCGCAGACTGAGGCTATCCGCAATCAGCTTACCGCAGTCATTGGCGAACGCGACCGGCTCACCGCTGATCTCCTCTCTGCACAGCAATCCGTCCAGTCGGTCACGGCCCGCAATAAGGAACTGGAAGCGATGGAGCAGGACATTGAGAAGCGGGTCGCGTTGCGTTCCGCGCAGGTCGTCTCCAGCACTGGCACCCAGGTTCCCGCAAAGATTTCTCCCGCAGGCGACGCAGCGGCAAACGCCGCAGGCACCACGACCGAGCAGCACATCGCTCACTACAACGACCTCATCAAACGCAAGCAGCCCAAGGCGGCGGCTGAGTTTTACGAGAAAAACATTCAACCCCTTTTCAACCGCTAACGCATCGCCCCTATGGCCAATAATAACTCAACAGTAAATGCCCCGCTGATCGCCCAACAGGCGCTCACCACTCTGCTCGCCAAGTTCCCCGTTCTTACCCAGATCGCCACGGACTTCAGCGACCAGTCGGTAAAATTCAACCAGGACATCATCACACACATCGTCACGCCCACGGTCGCGCAGGATTTCAATCCCGATACAGGCTACGTCCCGAGCGATCAAGCGCAGGTGGACGTGAACGTGAAAATCGACTCGCATGCTTACGCCGGATACGCCATCACAGACGTGGAGCGGTCCACCAGCGTCATCGATCTGAACGAACGTTATGCCGACAAAGTGGCTTACGCCCTGGGCCGGAAGGTCAGCGACGATCTGTTCAGTCTGATTACCACCGCGAACTTCACCAATGCGACGACGGTGGCGGCGAGCGATTTCGGACGCAACTCGATCGTGGACATCGCGACCAAAATGAACAAACGGTTTGTCCCGGACATGGGCCGATTCCTGTTCATCAATTCCGATTACTACAATTCGCTCCAGAAGGACGAGGCCCTCTACAAAGCCTACATCGCCCCGCAGGTCGGGAATGTGGTGGTGACCGGGGTGTTGCCCAATATCAATGGATTTACCGTTGTGGAATACTCGGCCCTGCCCGACAACGGTCAGAAGCTCATGGGTTTCGCGGGCATTCGCGAGGCGCTCATCATGGCGGCGCGCGTGCCGGATGTTCCTGACTACACGGGCGACACGCAAATTAGCGTCGTGAGCGATGCTCGCACCGGGCTTTCCATCCAAGTGCGCGACCGTTACGACGGACGGCTCGGACGGCAGGAAGTCAGCTACACGCTGATGTATGGCTTTACAGCGGCCAACAAGCCAATGCTTGAACGCTTAGTGGCACCGGCTGGCGCTTAATTAGATCTCGGTGAGTTCGGGTTGCGTGCATAAGCCCCCGCGTCAGAAATGGCGCGGGGAGCTTTTTTAAAGACGGCAAGCATGACGGCGCTCTTATCAAATCCGCTCCGCGGTCCGGTTGAACTCTCCTGCATTCCATTAGCCGCCGCTTCCTCAAATCACCGACCTGAATGATCACACCGGATAAACAACCCGAACCGGTTCACATTATTTCGCTGGGCGCTGGGGTGCAGTCTTCCACAATAGCGCTCATGGCTGCACGCGGAGAGATCGAGCCTATGCCGCATTGCGCCATCTTCGCCGACACCCAGGCGGAACCGGCGAGCGTCTATAAATGGCTGGACTGGCTGGAGAAACAATTGCCGTTCCCGGTGCATCGCGTGACCAAGGGAAATCTGGCCGAGGCCGCGCTGACCAAGAAAACAAAGCGCGATGGAAGCGGAGAATGGTCGAAGAGTTGTATTCCCGCATTTATCAAAAATCCGGATGGCTCCTGCGGCCTTTTGCAGCGGCAATGCACCTCTGATTACAAAGTCGTTCCGTTGACCAGGACTGCGGTGCAGATCATGAAAGACACCGGGGCGAGCGGAGTAGTTCAGTGGATTGACATCTCGCTGGACGAGGTTCACAGAATGAAGCCCAGCCGGGACAAGCGCATCACGAATCGATGGCCGCTAGTAGACAAGAAAATGCACCGTTGGAGTTGCCTCAATTGGATGCGGGCCAACTGGTATCCGCAGCCTCCGCGGTCCGCCTGCGTGTATTGCCCCTATCACTCCGACACCGAGTGGCGAAGGCTCCGCGACGAAGAGCCGAAGGAATTTGCCAAAGCTGTGCAGTTCGACCGGGACTATCGGCGAATCAAAATGGAAACGAACAATATGCACGGTCTGCCGTATCTGCATCGGTCGCTCGTCCCCCTGGATCAAGTGGACTTTTCAACCGATGTGGAGCGCGGCCAGGGGCTGCTTTGGGGGAATGAATGCGAAGGGCTGTGCGGGGTATAATGGCCCTATTCATAATCTCGGCATAGCTCGCGTCCGAAATGGCACGGGAGCTTTTCTTGCTTTCCGGGCTTTCTCAGAGTAATGTTGGCTTAAGAATATGCCAAAAGCTCTGCAAGAGATCACCCACGACGTATTGGATCTGCCTCGCAATCAGCGGCTTGCACTCGCCCAGTTTCTACTGAATCTCGACGAAGTTGGCGTAGCGCCTGATGTGGATGCTGCTTGGGATAGAGAAATTCGTGCCCGGTTGACGGCTTACGATGCAGGCCGTGTGGAAGCGATTCCTTTTGAGCAGGTTCGGCAAACGATGGGCCTTCGGTTCGCGCGATGAACTTGGTCATTCTTCCTCAAGCTTCCGCTGAATTGAAGGAAGCGGTGGAATACTACGAGGCTGAGCAGTCTGGACTGGGCGAACGCTTATGGTACGAGTTGGACCGGCATCTGCAATGGATCACTGAGAATCCAACCCTGCCGCGAATACGCCCCGGTGACTACCGCCGGGTGAATTTGAAAGTGTTCCCGTATTACGTGGCATACGCGATTCGTGGAGACGCGCTCGTAATCCTCGCCATTTCGCATGCAGCGCGGATGCCGGAACACTGGATTGACCGGGAGTAACCTGTCCCTCCATTCAGGGTTTTATCCAAATCCTTCGCGTTTTTAGCGAATCAAAAACTGGTCTCGTCGTTGACATCCCGCTTTGAGCATGAAGCTCAGAAGCGAAAAAGCCGCCGATCTGGCGCAAATGTTAAATGAAGTTGGGGAGCCGGTAACCTGGAACGGGCGCACCTATAAGGCGCTCGTGTCCGATCCCGCCATTGGGGAACATCTGGATATCGGCGGATTCACGGGCACCGGAGATTTCACGATCAAGATTTCGCGCACGGTATTTGATGCGCGGCTGCCAAAACTCGGCGAGATCATCGAATTTGAAGGGGAACGGTTTCGGATCGTTCGGATCACCAACCACCCGCAATATCCTCTCATCGTGCTCGTGGTCGGGCCTTTGGAGTAAGTGCCATGCTCGACCACGCTCTTGAAGCGGCATTCGCCGCCTACTTGCAATCAGACCCCGCGTTTGATGGGGTATTCTTCTCCACCGGTCACGATAGCGAGGAACACCAGTTTCCTTCCGTCACCGCCTCCAGCAAATCAGAGCCGCTAGGTGGATCATCCGAAGTGTTCCGATCGGAACTCAGCCTCCTCATTGAAAGCGAGGCGCACGACAGCAGCCCGGATCAGCATGCGGCCCTCGTGGAAAAGGTGCGCACCAGTCTTGCCAGCAGGTTGGATGTGCTGGCCGCCATCAATGCCGGAAGCCGGGTTTACCTTTACGGCTATTCCTTTGCGGACACCAATCTGGACGTGGACGGCATTCGGTTCCGCACAACGCTGACCCTCAAAGCCGGTTATGGAGTGCCCTAAACAACCAGTCTAGTTGACATCAAACGACTGGTAACACCATGCCTGCCACCGACGTCAAATTTGGAATCACCAAACACCAGGGCGCGCTCATCGATTCTGTCGAGGTCGAAAAGAAGATTGAGCAGAAAGCCCTCAAAGGCTCCGACGGCAACGTCGCCCGCGTTCATACTTACAACCCCACAAACTCCGGCTCCGTCAAAGGGCACGGCGAATTGACTGTCGTGCCGGGCGTTGGCGACGCGGGCGTCTCCGATATCACCGGAGGAGTCACCGTCATCACCAGCGTCAAAGAATCGGAAAGCAACGAGGATTTTGACGGCTGGGAATACCAGTTCGATCATTATCCTAACGCCGAGGAGGTAGCATAATGCAAGAAGGCGATAAGATTTGCATCGTGCGTGAAACCGGGGCCGACCCGGTTACTTCCGAAAACACCGAACTAGTCGCCGCGTTGGTGACACTCGGCGTTCCGTTTTATGACGAGCAGCCGTTTCTTGAGACCCGCGAAATCGTGAACGGCGAGGAACGCCGAACCGTGACGTGGTGTCTCGGAACCAAAACCGAAGATGGCCGCTTCAAGACCCGCGAATTGATTCAATGGTGGCGCGACGAAGTGTGGCTGCACGCCAACCCGGAGCATCCGCTCACTTATGCCAAAGCCGCCATCGCCAACCTCCAGCGGCTCACCGCCGGTGTGAAAACCTCTGTCCCGGTTGCGCTGGTCCGCAAGGGAAAGAAATTTGCCTTGATCCCTTTCGATGCGCCTCCCGCCCGCCGTCAGCAACTTCTTGATGCTCTGAACAAATGAAAGACCCACGTCAAAACACCCTCGCTGAGATTTTTGTCACCGGCTCAGCCAAAATCGCCGGATTGGAATGTCGCCCGTTTTCGCTCGGAACGCTCACTGCCGCACGCCTGCTCGGCCTTTCCCGCGTAGTCGGTGAATGTGACGGCCCGTGCAAGGATTGGCGGATGGAGCGGCAAATGGCGGCATTGCTCTTTATTCAGAGCCAGCCAATCGCGGACGTTCAGGAACTGGTGCGGTTTTCAAAGGACGAGGATACTGACGCCCTCGATGAACGTCTGCTCGCCTTTGAGTTGGAGATCCCGCTCAACGCCTTGGCCGAATTGGCATCGCAGATGGAAGCCGATTCCGGCTCGGTCGCTGCTGCTCAGTTCGATCTTGAGTCCAAGCCGGGCGAACGGAGCGAGGCCGAATCCCCAAACTCCTAGAGCCGGGGTGGCTGGCCTCCATGGTCTTCACCCTGGCCCGAGAAACCCGCTGGCCTCGGGATTTCATCCTCTGGCATCTGCATCTTTCCGAGTTTATTCAATACCGCCATTGCGCCCTTCGCGCGGCGGGGAAGTGG